TATCAACAGATTCGTCAAGTTCAACTTCTTCTGGAAGAACGGATGACTTAGTTACCGTTGACTTGAACATCTTATGATCAACACCGACTCTCTTAGCAGCAACCTTGTGAGCATGAGCAGTGTTCTGCGCCTTAACGTGTACCGAACCAGCAGCGACTGGTTTACCAGCGTGTTGCTTAGGGAAGTCTACCTTCCACATACCGTATGCTTCTTCGAGTCCTTTTTTGCGTCTTTGTGCAGCAGTGAAGTGATCAGGTGTTCCAGTATCTGGATCCAGTTTCAGTTTGGCACCTGCTTTTTTTGCTACTGCTGCCTTTGCTTTGGCAATAATATTGGAAGCTTCCTCAGATACAATGCGAGCAGACTTAGTCGTGGGATCGTTACGATAATGATTTAATGCCTTATATGCATTCAGAGGATGAACAGGAACACGCTTCTTCTGACCCAATACATGAGTAATCTCGATATACTGCTTACTCTTTCCTGATTCTTCTGCAACTTCTGCAGTATCACATTGACCGCAGCACTCTGGAGTTCCGCAGTTTTCGTGTTCTACTTCTTCGTTTGATGCCTTTAAAGCAGCAGCGGTAGGTGCACCCTCGGATCCAGGTTTGCGCATACGCTCACCAGAACCTGCTTTAATTCTCTTGCGCTTGGCATGAATGTTATCCCACAGTCCACGCTTTTCTTCGAGTTCAACTTCTTCGTGCATCGCTGGATCGTATGATTTTGCGAAGTGTTTGAAACGAGATTTAATATTAGTTTCTGAGTCGTCGGAAGCAATATGACGACCATGCGCAGAGTCAAGGAAGTGTTTGACCATTACGTTTGGTTTTTTTGCATCAGAAAGATGACCAGCAGCATGTGCCAGTTTCTTAACTTTGGTATGCATCGCCGAGAACTTCTTAGCACGTTCGGAATCATCCTTTACGGCAACGTTTCCATGATACCCATGAAGAATATTGTCCGAGGTTGCTGCCTCATCTAGATCTATTTCTTCTGGTAGAATGAAACGATCCTTATCGACCTTAGCACCAGTCCAATCTTTCTTACGACTTTTCTTAGATGCCTCCTTAATAGAATTCATCGCCTTACGTGCGAGGTGTCTGGCAACGTTCTTGATCTCGTTACCATACTTGTCCTTGCGCTTCTCGCCAGGTTTACGAGTCGGATTGTTCGGATCTTCTTTCCATGGTGGTAAATCATTATTCATGTGTAGGTTTCTCTCCAGTCGTTTCCTATATTTATAATAATTACTGCTTGTATTTGAAATCGCACATCAAACGAGTTGGAAATCCATCAGTGCCTTGAGAGTCTCGGATGTTTAATTTGAATTCATACTTCGGACTATCAATAACAATATCAATACGTTTACCATTGCCACCTTTACCACCATAGTAGATAGTTTCCGAGGTGACTGCTGCTGCTTGACGCATATAAGTCGAGTCGACTTTATACGATTTAATTTTTCCAGGGAATTTATGGATAACGTGATAGTTGTATCCAATTCCAGACTCCAAGAGAGTCTTCAACCCAGTGAGATTAGGAGTTACTCGAACGATCTCTCCCTTACCAGTACCATTAAAGATATCGCAGAATTTTTTGTGGTCGATCTTAAATAGATCCAGCAGTGCCTGACCATCGGTATTGGAGATAGTGCCTGACTGGATTTCTTTCTTGGTCAGAATAGTTTTAACACCAACGTTGAAGAACGTAACGGTGCTTTCGAACTTCAGACTGAGAAACAGAGTCTGCTCGATTTTGTTCTTGTTCTTCCACTTGACGGTAACATCAGTAACTGCTTTACCAATATCGTTACCAGTTCCATTGACATTAGTCAGTTTAATTCCACCAGTAAATGATAGAGGTCTTCTGGTATTAAGACCACCAACTGCATCAGCGGAGAAATCTTTAGGATCTCCATCGCCAATACCATAAGTTTTATCTAGACCCTCAATGGTTTCTAGAATCATTCTATCCATACCAGTAGTTTCACCTGCTCGCCAGTCTTTTAACGCTTGGGTAAATTGCTCTTCAAATGCGTTGCCGCGATTTGCAGCGCCTCTGTTACCAGAAGAACCATCGCCAAATTTTACCTTAAATGGTTGCTTAACACCAGACTGTGTTAGGATTTGCTGCTCAGTAAGAGAACCTTTAATGGCACGAACAATATTGATTGCCGAACCTTCGCCAAGAGATTTGTCGATATTAATCGGAGTATCGATAGTGGAGTATTTTCCACGCAGATATTTGAACACTGCCTTACAATTGTCGCGATACTTTTGCGTCTTTGTTTTTAGGGTGCTGTCTATCTCTTGCTCAGAGGTAGGAAAAAAATCGTACGCCATTATTTCTTTTTCTTTTCTTTCTCTGCCATTGCGTCCACTGCGAGTTTATTCTCATTCACCCAGCGTTGCAACTCTGTTAGTTGGACTGCGTTGGATTGGCAGATGGCGTAGTTTCTGATGATGGCGAGGAGGGCTGTAGTGTCTTCAATTCCTGAGGGGGACGCATCAGAAGCTCTGGTGGCGTCGGCATCACTGGATGAGGCACTAGCGTCGTGCGTGTGCACCCAACCGTTAGACATAATAAACTGGTTAGGAACATTGTTTTTAATAACGTCACGGTATACATATTCTTTCTCCCTGATAGTATTCGTTCTGTCAACATATTCAGTGACAACTTTAGTTGAAATTTCTGAATTCTTTTTCTCTAGTTCGGCGATTTGTTCGCTCTTTTTAGCAGAGAATCTAGCAAGTTCTGCTTCGGCATAGGCAGATCCCTTCATGTATCCAAATACAAACACCCCAAGAATGAGTGCAACACCTGCCAGTAATTTATATGGTAATGGGATCATACCGAACATATTTAATTCCTTGTTCTTCGCCAGATTTTTTAATTAGTTTCCAACCATAAACTGAATGACAGCGACTCGTGGAGTCCCATTCCATGACGAACATCTTTGTAAAGTTCGTGCTTATGTTTAGTAGACATGGCACTAGGTGCCATCTTATGGAATTCTTTTTCGTTGCCTGCTGTAGCATGTTGGCGCATCTTAGTTGCAGAAGCACCACCAACTCCAGTGTCTGCATCCGATCTCTCGCCACCCACCTTGTGGATCTTGATACCCTTAAAGTTGAAGTGTCCATGACGACCTTCGACTCCATTGTATTTATGTATCAGAGTATGAAACTCATGTGCACGATCGGAACCTACGTGCAGGTGGAGATGCGTCACACCAGACTTATGTAGATTCGACAGATGGTGAAGCATAGTCGGTGACTCTTTAGTCGCCAACTTAACGTTTGCTCCAGGGAATGCATGCTTGGCATGTTTCAACTTTTGCTCTGGTGTCAGAGGATTCTTTTTAGCATCGTGACTGCCAGTCAGGATAATAGTATGACCATGCTCACCTGCTGCTTTACGAACCTGATTGACAACTGCTTCGTGTCCAACAGTAGGAGGATTCATACGACCCTGAGTTATATGGTGATGGACTTCACTCATTTCTTACCTTTACCTGCTCTTAGGATTGCGCTGCGTTCACGATTCGCTTTCGAGAATCCTTCGCGGTCAACAACCTTTAGACCATTGGCAACATAACCTTCGCCACCTGCTGCCTTATCATTAATCTTTGTGTGGAATCCACCACCACCAGAGGAGTCAAGACCACGTGCAAGATGATTGGTTGCTTGTTGCAGATGGTGATGAATCTCGAAAGACTTTGCAAAATGTTCTTTGTTCTTAGTAACGTGCGAGATGTCAGCGTTCATCGCAGCAGTCTTACGTTCTTTAGCAGCAGCAGTTTTAACTGCATCAATCTTCTTCTGATGGACTGCTTGAAGGTGCTTCTTGTATCCAGCAACAGATGGAGTTTCTTCGCTAGTTACTGTCTTATTGATATAAGAGCGAGCAGTAATCTCATGACCAGCAAGGTGATGATAAGAATGATTTTTCATCAGAGTTTCTGCTTGACTCAAGTGATGGTCAGCGGAAGATTTGACTTCTTTCGATAAGTTACGCTCATGTGGTGCTACCAAGTGTTGAACCATATGAACATCTGGGTGCGAACCGAAGTGCGAAGTATCAGTGATAGGATGTGCAGTCTTATGCTCACCCTTCAGTTCTGTATGAATCGTGGCACTTACCTTAGACTTATGAAGTTTCTGCCCCTCTTCGCTACTAACAGGAGTGTGATATTGGATAGTATTAGGAGTGTGGGAGATGTGCCCATCTTTAGTCTCGCGAGTATGTGGTTCACTCATATATCCACCCTGATATTCACCAGCGTGTTTTGGTAGAACTTTACCTAGATGTTTATGGAGCGCCTTCAGAGGACCAACAAGATATGGTTTATGACCATGTTGCTTATCAATATCAGATGCGGAGAAATTATAGTGTGCTCCTGGACCCTTATACTTTACGCCAACCTTACCTTCTGGGGTGCGGATGGCGTGGAATGACATCTTGTCATCAATCTTGCGGGTGAGAGGAGTCTTACCTGATGCTACACCTTTAAGTGTATGCAGAGCATGGTGTGCTGCGTCGGCATTATCAAATGACCTATCCGACGGGTGTTCAATATGTTGAATCCCAGCAGCAGGTTTTTTTTCTTCAGAGAGATATTGGGTAAATGATAACATGGTGTTCCCGTTCAAAGAGTATCTCTCATATTTATAATAAAAATGCCTTACAGTTACTCCGACTTTTATTATATTTTCTCGCTGAGAGAATGATTTTACTACGAGTAGACCGTTGGTAATTGTTTGGCATCACCAATAGTATTTATTAAAACACTTTTTTCCAAGGGAAGTTTACTCGAGATGTTACACGCTCAATATTATTTGGGTCAAATTTTCTGGTATAGAATACCATTTTGTCATCATCATATACTGGAATGGTAGCATTATCATCAATGATTCCTTTCCTACCGCCACGACGACAAGTTAGATTCAACCATTCAAGATTTTGTTTGTTATATAGATTTTCAAGACGATCTAAGAATTCTCTATCACCATAGTGAAATGGAACAAACGATTCATCATAACCACCAGCAGTCACATACAGATTCTTGGGAATAATAAACTGATTGAGTGCCATATATGGAGCACCCCCACCCTTATAGCGAGCATTAATCTCATACCATGTATTAAGGTCGAGTGCTTCGTGCTGTAACCTATAAAGATCAGATGGTTGAATTGTATAGTCAATGTCAAGAAACAGTAACCAATCAGTTTCAGCAAGCATAGCACCAAGATTACGACAACCGTGACTATTAAATCCGATATCTTTGGTGACTTTATATACTGAGAGATCTATATTATCTGCAAATGAAACACCCAGCAAGACTTCCTCGACAGGAACCTCTTGGGATCCATCGTCGATTAGGATAATCTTAATCGGAGTGTTGTAAACGTTCCACCTCTCGAGTTGTATCTCGAGAAGTGAACGCTCATTATAGTAAGTATGGATTATTGTGAATTGGTTCATCCAACAATCTGTTGAAGTTCCGCAGTTGCATCAATTTCGGTTAGATCGATGGCAGGAAATTCAATTTGCTCCGTAAGACTATACTGCAGATACTCATTATGAGTAACGTTCTTATCCAGATATAGTTGCCAACCAGAAAGAGTTTCGTGAAACTGCTTAGTATGAGTTTCGATTAGATGGCGCTTCGATTCACATGCCCGACCAATTTGATCGAGACTTGGTTCTTCGTCGAATCGAGCAATGATATATTCTTTGGCACCAACAGTTTTCCAAAGAGGCATATCGTCAGTTGCAGAGTTTGCCCAGAGAGAGGTTGTAACAACCAACTTGAGTTTCAGTTCTTCATTAGTTACTTCAGTCATTTCAGTTCCTTATACTAAAAAAATGGCGATGCCAGTAGGATTCGAACCTACGACCTAGAGCTTAGAAGGCTCTTGCTCTATCCAGCTGAGCTATGGCACCAGTGTCAATTATTGTTATACTATATCTATTCTAAAAAGTCAAGTGTTTTTTGTTGATAAATCGCATATTTTCCATATTTTTCTAGACTACGTTCTATCAACAACTTGTGTTTTTCTGGATCAATTTCAAGATGCATGAATATAGTAAACCTATTTTCATCATCCTCTACTCCATGCTTACCAGACGCATGGTTTAACACATAGGTATCTGTATCTTCAGGTAAGTCACAATAAATCTTTTCATCGTTTTCCCAGAGATATAATTTGTTTTTTCTAGATCCACTCAGTATAACTCGGTATCCACATGGATCATTATCATTATTATTTTTCCACAATTCAGGTTCCAAATCTGGTTTTTGGAAATCGCAGTGAGGTATTACTTCTTGTTCTTGAAGATTGAATTTAATATTCCTGATAGATTTATAAGGAAATAACGATATCCATTGAACCAGTTCTGGAAAGTGTTGCTTAAATTCTTCCTTAATTTCACAAACATCATATGGTCCACTGTCTGCTGGACGGTCTTCAGTAATCTTAAAGAATTTCCAAAAACAATATTTACCAGATTCAGTACTGCTAGTCAGTTCTTCAATTAATTTGTCTTTATTGGGTACAACAGGAACATCGACAGGACACCAAAGTAATTTTCTCATAGTATTTCTATCTAATCAATCAAGTTTTTTATCGAACATCTACCTTTTCTGGATATTCAAACCACCCAGTAGCGATATACTTATTCCCTACAAGATCGGGTGCTGCACGGTGGACGTGACTATACGCAGCAGGCCAAATAAGCAAAGTTCCTGCCTCTGGTTTAACTGCCAGATCTTGGAATTTAAACTCTGTCTTACCACCTTCTTCTACAGTGTTCAGATATAACATCCAAACACCAAACCTGCCTCGATTATTTTTTCCTGAACCCTGTTCAGTATGCCATGTATGGAATCCTCCACCAGTTTCTGATTTTTGAAACTTCCATCCAGGAGTGAACAGTTCTAGAAATGCTCGACTAGCAGCGCCATATTGCTTGTTGTATTTTCTCCAACCTGCATGGACTGCATCGACGACAGAATCTTCGAGCAACTTCAAAGAACCATATCTACCAGTGAAGATATTCCAGTCGGTTCTGGTTGCATCATTCGACAGGACACAGGATGAACCTGGATCTGGACGAGAGATAATATCATCCATCCTATCACAGATTTGCTGACACTTTTCGATGCTTAGAGCATTAGGGTATGATTCGATAAAATTCATTAGAAGTTAAACTTTGACATGTCTCGTTGACGTTGACCGATAGTGGTTTTCTCGAACACTGGAATATCATCTTGACCTGAATCTGTAATTCCCTTCTGGGCAGATTCTTCTAAGTCATACAGACGCATCTTACCACGATCGATACCAACCATGAACCTTTTATTTAGGCCTGGATCGTTATACCTGTTTTTCAATTGCTTGACCATTAGTTGTCCCATCTTCTCGAGTTCTTCAGTCGAGATAAGAGCAAACATCAAGTCGGCAGTTGCAGGTAAACCGAATGATTCCGAGGTGTCAGTAAGTTCCACATCGCTGTTGGCATAACCACCACGAGTAGTTTGAGTGGCAGATACAACAGGAAGGTCAAACTCAACTGCGAACCCACGAAGTTCTTCAGCGATTGCCTTCACATATGTATAAGAATTTACACCTGCTCCTGGTTTGAACCTGCTCGATGCGCAGATATTAAGGTAATCCACAAACACAATATCGGGAGCAAAGTTACGCTTCAACATCAACTCGTTTAGTAGCGCCTTGAAATGTCCAACGTGAGCAGATGCAGTTGGATACTCCTTGATGATCAACTTACCCTCAGTCTTGTTTCGGATCTTTTCGATTCGATTGTCAAACATGGAACGGGAAAGATCCTTCAACTCACCGATGTTTACATTCATCATGTTCGCATCGATACGTTCAGCAATCTTTTCTTCACTCATTTCCAGTGTTACATAAAGAACATTCTTACCCTGCGCCAACGCTGCAGATGCCATATGACACATGAACAAAGACTTACCAACACCAGTGCCAGCAAGTGCAATATTCAGAGTCTTATTCGGCAGACCACCACCTGTGATTTTATTGAACATCTCAAGATCGAATGGCAGTTTGTTTTCTTCACGATGATAGAAGTCAAACCGTGATTCTGAATTGTCAATATAATCATGCCCGACATTATTGTCGAAACAAATTCCTAGTGCTTCCTGTAGAATGGAAGGGATACCATCCTGTGAGTGTGCCTTGTCACTGCCATCGATAATCTGGATCGACTTCATGATTGCATTGTATACTGCCTTGTCCTTACAAAACTTCTCAGTCTCCTCAAGCAACCACTTAGGATTGACTTCGAGATCCGAGTCCATTTGCGTCAACTTCTCGTTGAGATTCTTGAAGTCGTTTTCGTTTACGCTTGTATCATTTTGTGCGGCAATCTCAATCGCCTCAATTGTTGGGAGAGAATTATACTTGTTAATGAATGCGCTCATGTAACTGAACAGTTTACGCTCAGCACTATCATGGAAATATTCATCCCGTAAGAAAGGAATAATCTTACGGGTATAGTCCTCGTCCGAGAACATCTTACTTAGAATTATTGTCTCAATCTTCTTCAACAATGTTTACATCCTCAAATTCTGGGTCATATTCATAGCAAATTTTTTCGCAACATGGTTCGCAAATGTATGTCTCGAAAGGAATACCATTTTCCTCGCCATGAAGACAGAGCGCAGCATCTTTCTTAGGATCGATGCTGCACCCGCAATGCTCACAAGTTTTCGTAGTCTTCCGAAATATCTTCGTCAGAAATGTCCACATTTTCATTCTCCATCATTTGTCCACCTGCCATACGATAGCGTCCTTCAATCCAATCAGCGAATGTCTTGTCAGTCAGAACTGGCAACCAAAATTCCTTGTTGTATGTATCATTCAGGCGATACTTCTTTTCCTCGCCGACTCGCTGATACCAACCGTTGTTCGGTTTAACCACGTGACCTGACTCGAGTGCCATGTCAAGCAGACCAGACCACTTACTGATACCACCTTCGAAGGTAACTTCAATAGGAATCTTGGACTTCTCACGAACGTAACGAGACTTCTCTACGTTGATGATAAAGTTGTATCCAATAACCTCAGTACCAGTCTTTTCCTGCTGACGACCGATAATGAAGATGTTATCAGCAGAGTAGTAGATGCCAGTGCCACCAGAGACGATTGCCTTGGGGAACATACCAATTTCCATGTAAGTATGATTGACAACTACCATAGGAATATCCTTGATGGTAAGATGCGGCGTAATCATACGGAACAGAGACTTCATCTGCTTGGCACGAGTCATATCTGCGACCGACTTACCGTCGAGCGCATCGTCGACTTCCTTCTTCGATGCCAAGTTACCAACCGAGTCAACGACAATCATGACACGATCCTTGCGTTCGAGTTCGTTGACCTGCTTCATGATATCATGCTTCAACTGCTCAATGTCAGTGATGGGTGTATGAACAACCTTGTCAGTATCAATACCAAAGTTCTCGAAGTATGACTGCGGAGCACCAAACTCTGAGTCATAGAACAGGACAACACCATCCTCATACTTATCCAAGAAACTCTTCACTAGCATCATTGCGAATGCAGTCTTGAAGTGCTTCGATGGACCAGCAAAGATGGTCAATCCTGGAGTCAGACCACCGTCTAACTTACCTGAAAGTGCTACGTTCAGTGCAGGGACTGCAGTCTGAATTAGATCCTTCGTACTAAACAACTTACTTTCAGAGAGAACATTAGTCTCCTTAATAGTACTGTTCTTTTTAATTCTATCAATCAAATCGCTCATGTAAATAAATCCTCCAGTGATGCTGTTACTTCGGTCTTCCAACCAAGACCTTCGATAATTTGTTTAATTGGTTCCAAGAAACTCTTTTCGAACATTGTATTATAGTCTATATACCTATCTAAGTCAAGCTCTTTTGGAATCTTTCCAATAAAGGCAATACAATTTTCTCGGATATGATTCGGTTCCTTCAAGTAGAGAAACTTAATCTTTTCCCCTTCTTGAATCAACTCATATTTCTTATCTAGTTTATTCTTACGCAAAAGGTGGTTATACATTAACGCACCTCGAACATGCATAGGTGTCCCCTTAGCATAGATGTCTGCACCAGAAGTATACTTCATGAGACCATTTACGCCACGAGGAAATGCAATTTGTTCTGGTTCAAACTTATTGAACAACATGCGAGTGTGCTCAATAAAACCTTGTAGAGTTTTCTCGTCTGTAGTAAGTGCCAGTCTCACTGCTTCCTTAAGACTCTCGCGGACAGGTGCTGGTGTAGACGATCGAACGATCTCGAGACCCATGACTTTGAGTTTCGGATCTTTGTATCGGACACCTTCGTTGTCATAGACGTTGAGCGCATACCGTTTCTTCGCAACCCAGAGACCACGTTCCGCGATTGCCTCACGTTTGAAGATAATCTTCTTTTGAAATGCGTTCGTGTAGTTCGCAAGTTTATCACAACTCTCGTTGATTGCCTCTGTGATTTTCTCTTCGCAGATTTTATCGAGAACATCAATGAGTTTATCGCGTGGTAGATTGCTATAATACTTACGAACAAGAGGGTCCAAGGAAATATAACAAGAATCAGTATCACTGTAGAAAGAGTAGTTGTGTCCATTAGTTCCTACGACCTTATTAAGATAAACATCAAGTGCTGTGCCAACTTTACGAATGATATACTGACCCGTCATAGTGATACCCTCAGCAATACGAGAGTCATAATAACGGAAGTATTCGTTACCCCATGCACCAAACAGAGAGTTCAACTGAATCTTTCTTGCCATCTGGAAGTTGTTATACTTTGAGATGTCATTCTTCAGTCGAGAATCTTTGGTGATTTCATATTCTTTCTCGGCAGCAATCATCAGTTTCTTGTAACGCTGTCGATCATCGAAGAACTTCTGAACAATCTCAGGGAACTTACCCTGCTTTTCTCGAGTGTAACAGTAACCATTAGCAGTCATGGTACAATCGTTGGTCTGTAGATCATCAAGATTATACTTACCTTCGAGCAATCCGTTGACTGTTGTGTCCTTCACATAATCTTGGACGAATGTTTCGGGCGACTGATTATACTGCATGATGATTGATGGATACAGCGAGGTCGCATCGAACGAGACCACCCAGTCGTACTGTCCAGGTTTCGGTTCCTGAACAAACGCACCTTCAATCTGCCGTCCACGACTCTCTTTCTTCTGAGGAATCTGGATATTCTGATTGTGAAGGTGATTGTAGATGATACAATCCCACGTGCGAACCTGAGAGAACACATCGTTGAAGTTACACTTAGCATCGTATGCCATCGTGAGAATCAGTTCAATCAACTTCATTTTGTGCTCGAGAGCATCAACGATCTCAACGTCTCGAATGTTATACTCTACAAACTTCTGCCAATCCTTGGAATAAAATTCTCTGAAACTCTCATATGGATTTTCCATCTTCTTAAGACCAAGTTCAACCTCACCGATGTAGTCGAGTTTATAACTTTCTCGACGAACATAGGTAAACTTCTTATAGAGATCGATGTAGTCGATGATAGCGACACCAGTGATGTCATAGGAGACATGCTCACGACCCATGATTGTCGTGGTCTTACGACGAACAAGTCCCCATGGAGAGAACTTCTTCTTCATGGTCGTATCATCCTCCGAGCAGAACAAACGTTCAACGCGAGAGATTAGATACGCAATATCGAATAGGTCACAGTTCCAACCTGTAATGATGTCAGGATAATTCTCGGAGTAGAAACGAACGAATGTCTCGAGGAGATCGCGCTCATTGTCGCATTTGACATACAAGAACTTGTTGCCTTGGGCGCGAAGACTCTCGACTTCATCACACTTATCATCGAAGTCACCACAACCGAATGTGATGATTTGGCGAGTGATAAGATTCTTGACTGTGATCAGGAGAACTTCTTCGATAGGATTTTGAACATCTGGGAACCCATGTTCCGACGAGGTTTCAATATCGATAGTCTGAATGTTTAGTTGCGTAATATCCCACTGGATTTCTCCAGGATATGTATGGGTGATATACTGATACCCATAATTAGTCTGACCGTAGATCGGGAAGTTCTCTACCTGACCATAGGTTTGAACAAATTCTTTTGCTTCATTGTTGTTGGCAAATTCTACAGGTTGAAGATCTTCGCCATACAAAGACTTAAACTTGCTTGATTCTTTTGACTTCACATATAAAGTCGGGGAGAAGTCTGCCCTCTTGGTGAAGCGCACACCATTATGGACGCCTCGGACTAAAACCTTGGAACCATATTGGTGTGCGCATGTATAAAACTTCATAAAAATCCCTCATAATTCAATACCATAATACTATAATTCATAACAAAAGTAAAGGGATTTATCGCAGTTTATATCCAATCTTTGCTTCGAGTTCTTCTAGTTTCATAGTTGAAACCTGTGACTTAGGAACTAGATTGTCTACGATATAGACTGCAACATTTCCACTCTCGAAGAATGCAACCTTGTAAAGAAAGTCTGGAACTGGAACCTTACTCTTACCAACCAACTTTGGATTCTTAGAGTAATGTGCACCAGTCACAACCCACTTGAAGGGAACCGAGCGAACACGCTCTTCAAGATTCTTCCATGCAATACGGTTGACCGAAGGCAACTGTGGTGTCATATTAGTCATCAGGAAGGTGTCTGACATTTCATTTGCATCGTCTGCATTTGCAGCAGGAACCATATGCCCACGATCGTAACCAGAGTTGGTATAGTCAGCGTGGGTTGGCGAGTCAGCGATACGCTTGTCTGGACGGAAGTCGTCAGTGCGTGGAGTTTTCTTTACTCGTTCCTGCGCAATCTCAGTCGAGAAAACGTTTGCGTTACGAGCATCGTCGTAAACAATTGCGAAGAAAGAGTTACAAAGAACCGTAGTGTTTGGTACTACGATTTCCTTACCGTTCGGATAGAACTGATCACAGGGGGACGCATTAGCAGCAGTCGGCAGAGCAAACAGGAATAGAGCGGCGATTAAGTTTTTCATATAATAATTTTACTTTCTGGAACGACCAGACCCGAACCATACCGACTATTATACTCATTGAGCATACCCACTTCTGGGTCAAAAATTGAAACGACTGCACCACCGCGAATAGGAACAATGTTGTCCTTTGCATATGGACAGAATGGAGCAAGTCCAATGCCAAATTGGTTATTTTGACCTTGGGGAACCATCATAATTAACAGGGGTTTACTGAGAACAACAAGGTTTCCATCATCAAACTCAGAAACATCTGCAATGATTTCGTCCCCACTGATCAACTTAACACATTTGACATTGGACATACTTTATACTTTCATTATTTAGATTAAGATTACTTAGTTTTACCTTCTGCTAAAAATTCAGCAGCTTGCGAAGGATATTCATCATCAGTGATGTCTATCTTCTTCGCTTTCTTTTCTTCTGGGATGAATGCTTCCAACCAAATCTTCAGCATACCATTTACCAGAGTAGAACTTTTTACTTCCACATTATCTGCGAGAGTGAATTCACGTTTGAATCCTCGCTCAGCAATTCCCTTGTAGAGATATTCAGTGGATTCAGGTGAGTCACACTTTCCAGTGACTCATAGCAATCCCTCTTGCAATTCAATATCAATCTCCGACTTACCGAAACCAGCGACTGCCAGTTCGATTACGTAGCGAGTCTCATCGACCTTCTTGATATTGTATGGGGGATATTTAATTGGCATCATATGCGTCGATTGATTGGCAATATCTGCCAGTCTCTTCATGACACGGTCAGCGCCGACGAAATAACGATCCATGTGGTGGATACTTGTTGTATCAAACTTCATATATTTTCTCCTATTAAGCGAGTATTAAAAAAGGTGGAGTCCGAAGCACTCCACCTTCTATATATAATATGTTTTTGAAGAAAAATCAATAGTTTTTTAATTTCTTTTTACGCCAATATTATATTTTTGAACCAGTTCCCACTCACTCTTTTCTTTATGAGCGATAATCTTAATCTGATTTAGTGGTGCGCAGTTTTCGTGTAACTCGGGATTCTTAATAGTGATTAGACCCCAATCACCAAGTAACTTGGCAATTGTATTTCTACGTTCTAGATCGTTGTCGCTGAAATCAGCACCCTTGCCATCTAGAGCAAAGAGTTCCTTGAAGTGAACAATGAAGTATCTGCTCTGTTTATGAAGGATATGACATGATTGGAAAAGAGTCTTTTCCTTGCGCGATGCTACACCAATACGAGAAAGAGTTTCTCGCACCTTTAGAAAGTCGTCAGGATTCTTGAGGGTTACTTCCAAGGGTGCATACCCTGGAAAGTCGATATCAAAAAAATCATCAGTCATTTGTTGCCACCTTTATTCAATTTCTCTTTTATGTATTGTTTTTGTTCTTCAGAGAGAATTGCGAGTGCTTGGCGGGCTTTATCATTGCTATAACCATAATACTCTTTGATCATCTCTACTTCAGCATTCTTTTCGGACTTCAACCATGGATTCCATCGGTTTTTCGCCCGTATAGTATTTATAAGAAATGCATTTTGGAGAGCATGAGCTAGGTGAGGACGACAATTGACCTCATTCGCTTGAACGATAGTGTCTCGATCTAGCGAAAGTGCTCGGTTAATGATATATGGAGTGTATTGTTTTTCTGATCGTTCGTCTACGATGAGATTCTTTTGTTGATTGATGTTCTTGACAAAATCAAATGGACTTATCTTAGATACTTTTTCAACATAATCTTCTGCATTGTAAATCTTAGTAGGTTCACCCAAACCTTCTAGGATTGCCTCCTTCATTTCCACACCGCAGTCGCCATAATGTCAGTCAAACATGCAACCAGATTGATTTCCTGATCGACTGCAAATGCTGCCTTATATTGATAATCTGCGAGAAGAAGAATGATGGTAGGAATATTTTTAAACTCATCAAGATAACTGTCATAGATCTTACGAATG